CTGGATTGTCGTCGTAGGTGAACCAAAGCCCGGCTCGCCACATGGCCATAAGGACGCAATCCGAAGCAACGGAACTGATAAGGCACGACTGGCCATCCCTTGGCGGTAAGTCCATAGGTAGCCAAGGTGATGCGCGGCGGTTCCATTTCTCCGCTGCTTCATCTTCGCTAGCACAGGAATGGCCTTTAGCGATGCAGTCTCTGCACGCAACTACGTTAAGGCTGCCGGTCTTTATGGCTTCACCACCGCAAAAAGGGCAGGGCTGTAGGTCGATCATGCGACTCTCCTTAGCTTGTTTGTGTTTACTCATCCCCACCCCCTGCGATACCGCCGCTATCAGTTTTAGCTTGCCCATACATCAGTGTGTTAGCCCTGCCTGCCCAGTTCGCTAAGTCACGCTGAAGCCTGTACATTGTCTCGGGGTCTCCGCTATCCATCGCAAGGCTCTGGCCTTCATCAAGCATTTTAGTCAGCGCAAGGTTTTCTCTTAGTAGCCCTTCTGCTTGATCTGAATATTCGTAAGCATCATCACTTAAATCAGTGACTTTCTCTTGTAGACGCTTTACTTCGTCGCGCAGCTCTTCGATCTCTGCCAGAGCCCACTCTGGTGCCTCAATCATTACTCACCTCCCTTTATGACTTCGCCGCACGTTTCGCAGTGTTTATCTGACGTATTCGCCGCTTGGCGTTCTGCTTCTTTCCACGCTACTAACGCCACCTGATAACCAGAGATGCAACCCGTGGAGGCCCACCACTCCTCAAACCGCTCCTTGCTGCTTTTGGGCTTGCGGCGGTATTCATTGACAGGAAAGAACAGTGCCTCGGTTCTCTCCATAGCGCGCCAACTCACATAGCCGCTATCTATTCGGTAAACCTTGACCTCCCACCGCTCCCACGGCCTATCAGTCTCCATCGCGTCTTTGGCATACTCAGCCATTAGCTCTGCGTGTTTATGTTTCAGCATCACTCTCTCCAATTAAAAAGACCACCCAACCCGCCAGTTTTGCTTGGTCCAGTAAGAAAAACCCGAAAGGCTGGGTGGTCATAAACAGTTATTCTTCTTTCCAGGCATCGACCTGGCATACGGTGAAACCAAGTTCACGCCAGTGGTCTACAACACGTTGTCTATCTTCGAAAATGCATAGCGTGTTTTCAGGAGTAAGTTCCAGCCGGTTTGCTATGGCTTCTTTGACGACAGTGTCATCACGACGATCGCTGTGCTTACGCATATTCAAGGTGTGGTGTAAGACACCGTGATTAGTCAGCCATTGGACAGTGTCCAGAAAGGCTACTGTGTTACGTCCGCTGATGATGTGGATGACCTGCCCTGCGTTGTACAGTGCATTCACGACGGTGATGATGTCTTCCTTGGGCGTGTCAGAAAGACAAGCCAAGTGAAACATCTTCCAATCTTTTTTCCCTGGACCTTTGATGAAAGGCAACCGGTGTCGCATGTCAGCAATGGTGCCATCCAGATCGACAATAACGTTGGGTTTCATATGTGAAGTTCCTCAGCTGCTTTGCGCTCTTCCTCAGCCTGGAACTCTTTGAATCGTTCGGCCTTGGCTACCTTGGCTACTTCATTAATTTCAGCCAGGGTGAGTCCACGTAGATGGGCTAAAGCTTGCTTCTGCTGTTCAGTCATTGGCTTGTCCTTTGGTGTGCGTAAATTGAGTAGCTCCACAGACAGCCCGGAGGGTCTGCATCATTTTTATTACAGCCGTTATCCACACCAACGGCGAAGCACAGGCATTGCCATCCTCTAGTCAATTCAGTTGCTTTGGTTTTTAAAGAACGAACACACAAACCTGACAACACTCAGCGATGTGAGTGCAGTGGCCTGTGTGTGTGTAAAAAGCGAGGAAAAGAAAAAAGACCCTGCCACACCCCGAAGGATGTGACAGGTAAGGACTACTTGGCGCCCGGGATTGCGAAACCGGCTTTCTCGCCAAGGATGTTGCAGGTCACGACAGCGTTGGCCTTAAACCACTCGATGCCTTCTGGTGACTGCAGGAACTGAGCCAGCTCCACAGACGCCGCATCATCAGCGTACAGACGCAGACCACGATCGATCTTACCGTCCTTGCCATCAGTACGAGGCAGCGAAATGTTGATGTACGCCGCAACTTCTTTACGGTTACCACCAGCGTTGTTACCGAACTGACCCTGAACGACGGCGGGCTGACCGAATACTTGAGGTGCTCCAGACATTTGATACTCTCCTGAGTTTAGATTGAATGACACCGATTGATGCCACTCCAACAGCGAAGCTATCTTTTCAGTCTTTTGCTTGTTGGTCGTTAGGGATACCCCTACGGTAGGGATCAGCCTACTCGTCGCTTACGGTCGCTCAGCTTTGTGTAATGGTGAATACCTTTCTGGCTAAACCAGTCATGGTGAGCCAGGAGGAACTGGGTTAAGCCATGGTAGTGAAGGCAGCCATGGAGGTTGTAGCAGGTACAGTCAGGGTGCCAGAGATAGTCTTTGAGCTTAGCCATACGTTTCTCGATGGCTTTGATGGTGACACCAAACTCATTGGCTATGACCTTGCGTGGCATGCCTCTGAGGATCATATGCAGGACCATCATGTCTTTGCGGTTCAGGTTCACACCGTTGACATGCAGTGTCTCTGCTTCGAAGTCCAATCTGGCCGGCCAGCCTTGGTAGGTGAGCTCCAGAGCTAAGGTATGCGCCTGGCCTATTATTCTCTTCCCTGTTATGTCTGGCTTCTTGTAGGTGAATCCCATAAGCCAGCCAGCAGCAGAGTGGTACATACCCCAACCTTTACTGGGACGTTGGTAATACAACACCTGCTGGTCTTCTTCACAGAAGGTTTCAGCAAGCCTGGGTGTATTAATCCCCCAAGGCATGTCGAAGTCTGTCTGTCGTTGGAGCTCGTGAGGTGAAGTAAGTCCTGCGTTAGCTAAGCCAGTACTATCTAGCTCCAGATACTCGTTGTTACTGTTTTTTACGTAGGTGGTTGTGCTTACTGCATATCGTGCGAACTCCATAACAGATGCCTTGAGTTTAGGAGCACGCATTGTAGTGACTGTCCTTATTATGTCGAGGTAGGTATTCCCCCACCTGTATAGAAAATAGAACAGGAGCCCGAAGGCCCCTGTTATTTAGTTGAAGTCGAGCTCAGGATATGCACTCTCTTCGTCGAGTTCCCACTCGAGGACTTCCAGATCTTCTAAAGGCATGATGTTCCCCTTTTACTGTAATGGCGGTATCGCCGATCCAACCGCGAAGCGATCCAGCTTTGTTAGGATCACGCAGTCCTGGCACTCGCCAGTGAGTTGATACTCAACGGCATCTACAACCATCAGGCCTACCAGTACGAATAGGCAGATGGCTATGGCACCTTCCAAGGTATTCCTCATGTGAAATGCTCCGGGTAACGATCGCGGATGTAGTTTTCATACTCCGCTTCCGCGCGTAGTTGTGCTTCACGGTGCTCTTCGTAGACATCAGTGCCTGTCATGCTCTGCCAAGCCAGTACAAGGCACTTGGCTACTACGATGAGTAGACTGCCCACCAGGCCTACCAGCAGGAAGGCAAAGACAATAATTTCTATTCCATAGTTCATGCGACTACCCTCTCTGTTACTGGTACAAGGTTTTTGGTTTGAATGGACTGAGCACCATCGAAGCCCAGTTGATCGAGACCTGCTGAGCATTCATTGATGAAGTCAGCGCAGATCCAACCGGTACTCAAAGGCTCTACACGCTCTGCCGCCTGGGCAGACACAGCGGCCTGTAGCAACAGCGTTGCCGGATACAGATTCTTCATGACTATCTCCTTCACGGGAGGATTCCCACTCCAACCGCGAAGCGCTACTGAGGTGATACAAATGAAAAGCCACCCGAAGGTGGCTACTGGGACTGCTTATGCATGAGGTACAGGTTGTAGCCCAGTACGAAGGGCAACAGCATCAGACCTATGACGAGGTTGAGGACCAACATGACTAGAGTTATGGGAAGTGCAATGAGTGCTATGAGTACTCTGAACATAGTTATCTCCACGGCTGAGTACAGCCGAAATGTATTAAAAGGAAGGGTGTTAGAACATCGGGTTATATGACTACTCCCATGTATATAGAAGGAGTAAGGAGTTGATGTATCGGGAAACTACCGTCTCAGGGAGAGACGGAGTTAGTGGATGATGATGTAGGAAGAGGACGAACTTTGATGTAATTCTCCAAGCGTATCCGAGTGTTCCCTTTAGCAATATTCTCTTTAAATACAGAGACTTGCGACTCAGTAACAGGGTGTTTGAGCTTCCACACGGAACCATTACGTAACTGTACATACATACAGTCTTTATGGATTTTACCGGTAGAGAATCGAACTACTTTACCTATAGTCATGACAGTGCTCCCAAGTGAGTGATCGGACTGATCCACATCAACAGCGAAGCTGTGGTTGCACAGTCTTTCTATCTGGACTGACTATCTATGGTGTGTAATGTGTAGGTGTGTAAAGAGTAATAGGCACCACCCTTCGGGTGGCACCAGTGGTGTTACTCGCCCAAGAGCTGGGCCTTCTTTGCCTTGAGTGCAGACTGCTGCTCCTCACGGGACAGAGCCTCGAAGGACTCGGCCTCGCTACGTGCCCAGCGAGAGTAGGCATTGCCAGTAGCGGCAGTGTTGTGGATCATGTCGAAGAGTTCAGCGAATGAACCCCAGAATGCAGACCATGCTTTACGCATACGATAGTACTCCTGATCAGGGTTGACACGGGATGTGCCATCTCAACAGCGAAGCTGAACAGACCCGGGGGGTACCTTGGTGTTTGATGGCTGGACTAGTCAGTACTGACTCCGTACCCAAATTGTGAATTTCCCTTTTGCGTTTCAAAATAATTTCGCGGAGATTTTGCCTTTTGGCTTTTTAGTTAAAAAGGGTGGACAGCCTGGACAGGTCGGACAGGCCCAGTGTTTATGCGGGTTATGGCTGTCCGACTTCCTGAAACCAGCCTGGACAGGTTGGACCTGTGTTGCGTATATGTTTCACGTTGAACACGCGTAAGTCATTGATTTTATTGGTTTGTTGCAGTGTCGCGGTTAGAGCCGCTACCGGCTACGGCCCCCTGGGCTACGCCCGGGGCCTTGCCGCTACGCTCAAGGGATTCGGAGACGGCGTCTTCGCCTATGTAGTAGTGGATGGTTTTGGTGCCATCACTCAACTTCCCATTGGTCGAGCGGAAGAAGCCGGCCCTGCTAAGGGCCAGGCGATTCCGCTTGGCCTTCTGAGTAGACCATCCAAAATACAAGGCTGCGTTGTCGTCGGTTAACTCCTGGTCACCGATGGAAGCCATACGGAGATAGTATTCAAAGAGCATGTAGGCGGCGTCACCAATGCTACTGATAAGCTGGCGCCGTTCACGGTCGGAGACGAAGTATTTGGTGTAGATGGCTTTGGTTTTCTTGTTGCAGCGGATCACAATCTCGAGGGGTTGGTTTATAGCGTTCATATATGATCCATAGGTATATACGTGGGGGTTATAAATGGTACACTGTACGCCTTCTGTGGGTCAAATATAATACGAGGGAAATAGCTAAGTGATTGATTTTATTAACAATTTGGCATGGCGATTACATTCTAAGAAGTTTATTACTTATGTGGGACTCACAGTGGGGGTGCTGGGGTGCACATCAGCGCCACAGCCTAGTGATGCTGAGTCATATTTAATGGGGGCCTGGGATAGTGCTGTGCCCGGGTGTTATCAGGCTGGTTTGCTGGAGAATCCCTTTGGGTGGGCCAATGAGCGTAAGACCCGGGAGCATTACACGATGTATAGCGCCTGGTACAAGCAGCGCTACTCCCTGTCCCCGGAGGGGTACCGCGCTGGACAGATGCATTGGCAGGATTCCCTGCAACAGGGATACCTGGAGCAGTACTGTGTAGAGATCAATGACAACTACGCCAGTATGGTCAATTGGCTGAATCTGAAGACACAGTCGGGGACAGTGAAGGCTTGGGAAGAAAACGCGTCGTCACCGGCCATGCCGGCTCCGCCACAGTGGATAAATGTCAGGATCCGTTAAAAGTTCAGAAAAGGATCTGCTAATACCCTCTAATCGGCTTCATGGAAGAAGCCCACTACATTTCGCTACTGATCGATCGCCTCCTGCAACGGGAAGGCGGGTATGTGGATCACCCCGCGGACAGGGGTGGCCCTACCAACTTTGGGATTACCCAGGAGACGTTGTCTACCCATAGAGGTTACGACGTTGAAGCCAGTGATGTAGCGGCACTGACGGTCATGGAAGCCCGTGAGATTTACCATGATCTGTACTGGATTAAGTCCAATTTCTTTAGCCTTGGTTTGGGCCCCATTGTCAACGAAATGCTGTTTGATACTGCGGTGCACTCAGGCCCGGGTCGAGCTACCCGATTGCTGCAGAATGCCATTGGTGTGAAGGCCGATGGGATTATTGGGCCTGTGACGGTGGAGTGTGCGCAGCGCCTGGGCCCACAGCGAGTAGCTGCCCTGTTCATGGGTGAGCGAGTCGAGTACCTCGGCCGGATTATTTCTAAAGATCATAGCCAGGCTGCCTTTGCTTCGGGATGGCTTAGCCGTATGCGCGAGTTCATCGTGCAGATACCCCTGGCTTAACCGCTCCCCTACCTTGGGACCCCTTGGCCCTCTTCGGAGGGCCTTTTTTATTTCTTCAGAAAAGTTTGAAAGCCAACCCTATAGTCGCCCGAGGTAGTAACTCACTAGGACGACCATGAGCACTAATACCGCTGTACCACAGCCGTTGATGACCAAAGAGGAATTCCGCTCTGCATTGCCCGAAAAGATGCGGCGATCTGTGGGCCAGGATGTCATCGATAAGGTCAATGACCTGCTGTCCAACCCGGACATGTACGAGGTGTATCGAGAGAATCTGATCAGCTATAGCACCGTGCTGCAAGATGGCCGGTTCAAGCTGACCGGGTATATCGATGCCGTGAAGTACGTGAGCTTCAAGCTGATGAACATGACCAATCAGCGGGCCTTCGAGCTGACCTTCCCTAAGAAGATTCAGGACTGGGTGGCCCGGGGTGTGGAATCTAAAGACATAGCCAGCTATGTGTCCAGCTACAACAAATCCAAACTGGTTAACCTGATCCTCGAGCAGACCCTGGTGCCCAGCCATGTGTTGAACCAGGATCTGTATCAAAAGGCCTTGAATGTTCAGGCAGAGCTCATGGTGTCTGCCCGTAGTGAAATGGTCCGATCGCAGGCCGCCAACTCTCTGCTGATGCAGCTGAAGCCGCCGGAGACACGGAAGATTGAGTTGGATGTGAAGACGACCGAGTCCTCTGCAGTAGCAGAGTTGCGTAATGCGACCCTGGCCCTGGCAGCGCAACAGAGAGATGCTATCCGGGCGGGATCGCTTAATGCAGAGCAGGTAGCCCACAGCCGTATTGTCGAAGCCGAAGCAGTCGATGCTGAGTACGAAGAAGCATGACGGCCGATGTCAGCCAGTTGATGGAAGAGATCTCAGGTGTTGAGACCTACCTCAATGCTGTCAGTTATGACGTGCCGGCAGATTATGTCCCCAGTGAGTTTGCCCTGGAGTTCGTCAGCTTCATCAAGCTGGTAAACGGTGGTCAGGGTGAAGAGAACCTGACACCCCTAATTCACTACTACATGCTCGATACCGTGGTGTCTGGGAAGAACCGGATCACCAATATGTGCCACCGGGGTGTGGCAAAGACCACCATCTTTGGTGAATACCTGTTCCTGTACATCGCGGTATACGGTGAAATCCCTGGCTTCGGTCCTGTAAGCCTGGCCCTGTATGTCTCGGACTCGATAGAAAACGGCGTAAAAAACATGCGCAAGAACCTCGAGTTTCGTTGGGAGAACTCGGACTTTCTGAAGCGCTACATTCCTAACGTCAAGTTCACGGATATCCGTTGGGAATTCCGAAACATTGATGGGAAGGTGTTCATTGTTAAGGGTTACGGCGCCAAAACCGGTGTGCGGGGAGCCAAGGAGATGGGTACCCGACCCCAACTGGCTGTCCTGGATGACCTGATCAGTGATGAAGATGCCCGGTCGACCACGGTGATCTCCGCGGTGGAAGACACGGTCTACAAGGCCGTCAACTACGCGCTGCATCCGAAGAACAACATGATCATCTGGTCCGGCACACCGTTTAACGCAAAGGATCCACTGTACAAAGCCGTGGAATCTGGCGCCTGGGCTGTCAACGTGTTCCCCGTGTGCGAGCGCTTCCCCTGCTCCCGGGCAGAGTTCCGGGGGTCCTGGGAAGATCGATTCCCTTACGAGTACGTGCTGGCTGAATACGAAAAAGCCGTACTGCTGGGCAAGGTCGATATGTTCAACCAGGAGCTGATGCTGCGGATTATGTCGGACGAAGACCGATTAATTAAGGATCAGGACATTCGCTGGTACCGCAAGAACAGTGTGCTGGCGCACAAGAGCCGGTTCAATTTCTATATCACCACAGACTTTGCGACCTCAGAGAAGCAGAGCTCTGACTTTTCGGTGATATCGGTCTGGGCCTACAACAATAACGGTGACTGGTTCTGGGTCGACGGCGTCTGTAAGCGCCAAACCATGGATAAAAACGTGGACGATCTCTTTCGCCTGGCACAGGAGTGGCGGCCGCAGGAAGTGGGCGTGGAGATCTCCGGCCAACAGAAGGGCTTTGTCTCCTGGATTCAGAACGAAATGATCAACCGGAACATCTGGTTCACGCTGGCTTCAGACAATAACGGTAAAGACCCGGGCATTCGGCCGACGACCAATAAGCTGCAGCGATTCAACCTGGTAGTGCCTTGGTTTAAGCAGGGCAAGTTCTACTTCCCTGTGGAAGACAAAGACGGGCAATGTGTGTCCGAAGCCATCAATGAACTGAGCCTGGCCAGTGCCGGCGGATTTCGCAGCAAATGTGATGACTTCATTGATACGATCTCTCAATTGGCTCAACTGAAGCCGTGGAAGCCCACGGAACTGGGCACCCATGGCCACACAGACGGCGACATCTGGGAGATTGATAACCCTGATGACGACGACCTGGGGCGAATAACATCTTACATAGTGTGAGGACAGCATGACTTTAGAAGATCTGTACAACCAGCTGAGCTTTGGGGAACTGCGCTCCTTGTTTCTCTCAGGGAATGATATCGATGACCCCATGGCCGGCATGCCCAAGGAGAGCTTTATCAAGCTGCTGCCTTCGGTACAGCTGGGCCTCACTGAGCTGCACAAGCAGTTTGCTTTGAAAGAGTGCTACCTGACCCTGGCATTACAGGATGGCATTCGGGACTACTCACTGACGAAAGCGTTTGCTGTGAGCAACACTCGATCATCTGAGCCGGTGAAGTATCTTTTGGACAGTGCCAGTCCTTTCCAGGATGATCTGCTCAAGGTGCAGAAGATCTTTGGTACCTACCAGGATGAAACCTACGAGATTCCCCTGAACACCGCGGACAACTCTCGATCCATACGCACGCCGGCCTATAACAAGCTGCGTCTACCCACAGACACAGAAACAGCGCCCTGGTTACTCGAGAGCCCTACCCTGGAGATTGTGTACCGGGCAGACCACCCGGCCCTGGACGTCAACGTAGCGCGCGTGGCGCCTAGTGTGATTGACATCGATATACCCTCTTCGCATACCGAGGCACTGTGTCTATACATCGCCAGCCGCGTGTATAACCCCATCGGCATGACCCCGGGCGCCATGCATGAGGGCAACAACTTCTACACGAAGTTCATGGCTTCGGTCCAACAGCTAAAGGCTGATGGCTATGAAGTGGACAACGATGCGGAAAACTTGAAGGCCTACGACCGCGGGTTCTGCTAAAGCTTTCTCAGAAAAGTTATTTTTCTTCCGATAACGTCCCGGACATTCACACGAATGGATTGGGTTCATGGAAGATCTGACGAAGGCCCCCGAGGTCGACGAGCAGCAAGCAACGATTAAACCAAAAGGCTGGAATAATGTTCCAGCCCTGGGTGATCTGACCCGCGACCGTACTGAGGCCGATCGATCTCACGAACGCCAGAAGAAGCGAATTAAGTATTGGCTGGATTACCTTCATGTGGAAGGTGAAGCCAAAATCGTAACGCCCAAGGGATCCTCGGAAGTTCAGCCCAGGCTAATTCGTAAGCAGGCTGAGTGGCGTTACGCTGCCCTATCAGAGCCGTTCCTGGCGGCCGAAGACATGTTCGACATTTCCCCGGTGACCTTTGAAGATGTGGAGGCTGCCCGGCAGAACAAGCTGGTGATCAACCACCAGATCAATACCAAAATCAATAAAGTGAAGTTCGTCGACGACTATATTCGTGCGTGTGTCGATGAAGGTACGGCCATCATTAAGGTTGGTTGGGAAACCCGGGAAGAGGATCGTGAGATCCGAGTACCGGTGGTTCGGTTCACACCCAATCCGCAACTGGCACCGCTTTACGAAGAGCTCAACGTCATGGAGTCTCAGGACCCCAATAGCTATCGCACTCAAGTACCTGAAGAGTTGCGTATGGCGCACGACCAGGTGAAAGAGACCGGTATTCCTGTTGAGCCCCGCATTGTCGACATGGAAACCAAAACCATCAGCAAAGTGGTGCGTAATGCACCGACTGTTGAAGTCTGTGACTACAATAACGTGGTCATTGACCCCAGCTGTATGGGTGACCTGGATCGCGCCAACTTCATCATCTACAGCTTTGAAACATCAATATCTGAGCTGAAGAAAGATGGCGACAAGTACTCGAATCTGGACGAGGTCAGACCTGATACCGCTTCACCCCTGTCTCTACCGGATCATGACAATACTCGGGACAATGACTCGGACTTCAATTTTGCTGACATGGCCCGTAAACGCATTGTGGCGTTTGAGTATTGGGGTTACTGGGACTATATCGGTGATGGCATTGCCCGGCCGATCGTCGCCACCTGGGTAGGGAAAACCCTAATCCGGTTGGAAGAAAGCCCCTTTCCTGATGGCAAACTGCCTTTTGTTGTGGTTCCCATGCTGCCGGTACGTAACAGCGTCTACGGCGAGCCTGATGGTGAGCTGCTGATAGAAAACCAGAAGATCATTGGTGCGGTTACCCGGGGCATGGTGGATCTGCTGGGTAAGTCTGCCAATGGCCAACAGGGCTATCGTAAAGATGCCCTGGATTCAGTCAATAAGCGGAAGTTCCAGCGAGGACAGGACTACGAGTACAACTCGAATGTCGATCCGCGTATGGCGTTCTACATGCATACCTACCCGGACATCCCAGTATCAGCCCAATACATGCTGGACCTGCAGAACATGGACGCTGAGTCTATGACCGGTGTGAAAGCGTTTTCTGGCGGCATCTCTTCTGAAGGCCTGGGCCAGGTAGCCACCGGTATCCGTGGTGCACTGGATGCAGCCAGCAAGCGGGAGACGGGCATTCTTCGTCGCCTGGCTAAAGGGGTAGCAGACATCGGCCGGAAGATTGTGGCCATGAACCAGGAGTTCCTCGAGGACGAGGAGATCATCCGAATCACCAATGAAAGCTTTGTCGCCATTGATCGTGACGAGCTGGCCGGCGACTTTGACTTGCGTGTGGATGTGTCCTCACTGGAAGAAGACAACGTCAAGGCTCAGGAACTGGCTTTCATGCTGCAAACCATGGGCAACAACATGGACCCGGGCATGACCAAAATCATACTCCGTGACATATGCCGTCTTCGCAAGATGCCTGAACTGGCTAAAGCAATTGAGCGCTACGAGCCTCAGCCTGATCCGTTGGAAGAGCGGCGCCGGCAAGCAGAAGTCACCCTGCTTGAAGCGCAAGTTCAAAAGACCTTGTCTGAAGCTGCAGAGAACAATGCTGAAGCTCAGCTGGACATTGCTAAAGCCAACGAGTCGCAGAGCAAAGCTGACCTCACCAACCTGGACTTCATCGAGCAGGAGTCCGGGGTGAAGCAGGAGCGGCAGAAGGAACTGCATGGCGAACAGGCTCGAGCCAACCAGGAGTTGGAGGCGTTTAAGTCCACCTTGAAACACAGCGAAAAAATGGGTGAGCAACTGCAGAAATTCATGGCAGGACAAAAATAATTCAGAAAAAGGAATTTCCTTTAAATACAGTGCTTTGCGTTAGGACCTGTTACCTACGTCTTTGTACCACTAGCACTGATAGGGAAAACCGTAATGAGTGAAGTAACTGCAGAAGAGATTCAAGTATCGATCGACGAAGCAAAAGAGGCCGTTGAGTTACGCGACCACATGCAACGTCTGATGAAGAACGCCGATTTTAAGGCGGTTGTCCTCGAGGCCTATTTCAAGGATGAACCTGCCCGGCTAGTTGAGCTTAAGGCTGCGCATGCTATGCAAGCTGAAGAGTATCAACGAGCCATTGTGAAAGACATGGATGCCATCGGTGGCTTCCAACAGTTCATCAACCGTGTCTTTCACTTTGGTCGGGAAGCGGACGAAATGATTAGCCAAGGCGAAGCCACTCTGGGAGAGATGGCTGAAGAAGGTGAAATCTAATGTCCGTCGATGCGTTGGGAATGTCCGATGAGGACTTCGCCAATAAAACCGACGCAGAGCTCGAAGCTGAGTTCCTGGCCATGGACGATGCCTCAGATGATGATGAGTCTGAGGACGAGGTAGACCCGACGAACGATGAGGAGTCGGATTCTAACGACGAAGCAGAAGGCGATGAGCCTTCTGGTGAGGAGGAAGAAGACGATGACGAACTCGAAGGCGGGGATGCATCGGACGATGAAGACGATAGCGCTGATGACGATGGGGACAATGCTGATCCCACCGATCCTGGCGATAGTGATTCTGACGACGACGACAGCGACGATCCTGACGAGTCAGACGACACAAAAGATACTGACGAAGCGGTAGATGCAAAGACCTTCATGGAGAAGGTCACTGCAGAGTTCAAAGCCAACGGTAAGACGATGCGGGTTGAAAACCCGGACGACATCATTCGTCTTATGCAGATGGGCGCGAACTACAACCGCAAGATGGCCGGCCTAAAACCCAGCCTGAAAATACTCAAAATGCTCGAAAACGCCGAGCTGATGAGTGAAGAGAAATTGAATTTCCTGATCGACCTGGATCAGAAGAACCCCGCGGCGATCGCCAAGCTGTTGAAAGACAGCGACATCGATCCAATGCAGTTCGATATCGACCAGGGATCAGATTACAAAGCCGCTGATCGCTCCGTGGATGAACGAGAGATGGTCTTCGACGAAGTGGTGGACTCCATTAAGGAATCTCCCCACTACCCGAAGGTTATCCAACTCATCACCAAGGATTGGGATAAAGCGAGCAAACAAGCAGTCGCCAACGAACCTCAACTTCTGAGGGTAATAAACGACCACATGGCAAATGGCGTTTATGACCTGGTAAGCACTGAGCTCGAGAGGGAACGAATGCTTGGCCGTTTAGACGGCGTATCTGACGTAGAAGCCTACACGCAGGTAGGGAATGCCATCGCTGCGCGAGGTGGCTTCGACCACTTGAACCCTAGCCAGGATCAAGGGCAACGAAGCACACCCAACGCGAAGGACAAGGCAACTCCTGATACTCGTGATGATAGTAAGCGTCGGAATAAGCGTCGGGCAGCCAGCCCGTCAAGACGGTCTGCTCCGTCACCAGGTAAGGATGAGAGCTTTAACCCGCTCTCCATGTCTGATGACGAATTTATGCAGCAGGCCACTGACAAGTTCCTATGATTTCGAGGATATAGATCATGGCACGACAGTATAACGACCCCGCAGGAGGCACTCCCTCCTCTATCGGCGGCCAGTTTCGTACCGACCAGTACGTAAAGCGGGCCCTCATTGAAGCGCGTGAGCTTCAGTTCTTCATGCCTCTGGCAGACGTTACGTCTATGCCTAAGCACATGGGCAAGAAGATCAAAAAGTACCATTACATTCCTCTGCTTGATGACCAGAACATCAACGACCAGGGTATTGACGCTGCCGGTGTAACCACCACCCGCGAAGTCACTATCACGATCACTGATGCTGACGGTGCCATCTACTCTGCAGTGGGCGAAGCCGCTAGTGACGGTGCTGCTGCTACTGCTGCACAAGCGAAAGCTGTTGTTATCTTCACCAAGCTGGGTGTATTTGATACCAACTATGCAACGACCAAGACTGCAGTGGAAGCTGCTGACTGGACTGTTGTGCAGTCTGCTGGCGTACCTGCTTCTGGCAACCTGTATGGTTCCAGCAAGGACATCGGTACTATCCCGGGCAAGATGCCTACGCTGACTGAAAATGGCGGACGTGTTAACCGCGTTGGCTACAAGCGTAAGGAAATCGAAGGTACCTTCGAGAAGTACGGCTTCTTCGACGAGTACACCCAGGAGTCTGTAGACTTCGATACCGACGCTGAGCTGCGTATGCACGTCTCACGCGAGATGCTGAACGGCGCCAACGAGATGACGGAAGACCTGCTTCAGGTTGACCTGCTCAACTCTGCTGGTGTTGTGAAGTACGCCGGTACCGCAACGTCTAATGCGCAGATCAACAACACTTCGATTGTTGATTACGACGACCTGCTTCGTTTGCACATCGACCTGAACCAGAACCGTACTCCGATGACTACGCGTGCCATCACCGGTACTCGTATGATCGACACCCGCACTATCGCTGGTGGCCGTGTCATGTATTGCGGATCTGAGCTTCAGCCGGTTCTGGAAGCCATGAAAGATCTGCACAATCAGCCGGCTTTCGTTCCTGTTCACCAGTACGCCGCTGGCGCTACTGTTCTGAACGGTGAAATCGGTACGGTTGGTCACTTCCGGATTGTAATCGTTCCGAAAATGCTCAACTGGGAAGGTGCTGGTGCAGGTACTCCGGCCGCAGGCTTCTGGAGCAACGGTAGCAACTACAACATCTACCCGATGCTGGTTGTAGGTGACGGATCCTTCTCTACTATTGGTTTCCAGACCGATGGTAAGACTGTGAAGTTCACCATCTACCACAAGCCCCCGGGCGAAGAGAATGCAGACCGTAACGACCCCTATGGTGAG